TCATCTCAGCTTCTTGAAAGTCGTATTCCTCGACCGTACCCAAGAAATCATCAATATCATCTCTTTGTACACTTCCGTGCTCTGTCTTTGTATGTTCCATAACTTGTTCATAGCCATCAACATCAATTGTGTAGTAGATTCTGCCACTTGAATAATCATATTTGTAATTCTTGATAATCACTATTTCATCTCCTTGCTCTTAATTTCTCTAGTGAGTCTATTTTTTAAAACATGACTTGTAAAATAAATACCGTCTGCATATGTATAATAATCAGCGGTTTCTTCAACCCACTGACTTCGTGTGTAAGGGTATCTGTTTGGTCGCTTCATGTTACCACCTCACATATAAGTATTTTGTATCGATGTCTTGTCTTAAAATACAATCTCTCAATGATCTCAAATCTTCTAACGCACTGCTGACTGTTCCCCATTTGTTCTCGGGCTCATACTGGATATACTTTTCAGGGTACTGTTCCAATTCTGAGATACCACGTTGAATGTTTTCAAAAATCTGAGCAACATTGTAGATAGTACCTTGTTTGAAATCCCAATCCATAGCGATCCTGAACATTCTTCCAAGATTGTAAGTCGGAGAGCTATTTTCAGGTTCATCTATGCAAATATAATCTCCGCTTTCTATTTTTCCTAAGATTTCCAAATCATAACTCATCTACCCGACTCCTCCGCACTATACTGCAACCATACTAGGCATTCATATAGATCCCTTGCTTGCCTTTTAATGTTGCTTAATGATTGGCTGCTCAATTTATCATCATTTTGTAAGATTTCTATCTTGAGATTTAAAATAGCAGCAGTCAATTCTTTTTCTTTTTTTAAACTTCCACTACATGACATCACTCCACCTCCTCGATCTTGATTCCTGGACAATCGAATACCCAGCCAAAATCATACGAAACTACTTCCTTTTTCGTGAGTTCGTAGCACTTTTTGGAAAAATTAGTGCATTTTGTAAAAAGGAGCACTACGGGAGAAAAATGTCCGTATTTATCTGCTAAATCTGCATTTTGATTGACGAGATATAAGTCCCCGTCGTTTCGGTTTAGAAGTGTGATTTTGTATTTTTTCTCCTCCTCTACTGTGTAGCCGTCAAGCCAAGCACGAACGAATTTTTCGATATTGCCTTCGTAAAACCACTCAGGGACTCTCTTATCGTAATGATCTTCAATCACTCTCATCGCCCCATAAACATGAAAATCGTTTGCCTTTTTAAACTCTATATAATCCGCCACGAACTGCGGAATTGTGACTTTCTGCGGTTCGTCTAGTTGTTTGATTGTATTGATAATCCTGTCTACATCAATACAATTTATAAATCTATTTTTATCTTTTTTCAAAGTTTTGCAATGATTAATCAATTCCTGCTTATTCATTTTTGCTTCCTCCATAGATTAAATAAACTGCAATAACTAACTGAGACATGCCTGGTGAATAGCCAATCCAATCATCAAACTCCTTAGATTTTGGCAACCAATCCTTAGTGGCTCCTAAATCATAGTCTTTAGGTTTTTCATCAGCTAAGATACATTCCATCGCTCCCGTAAACGTCATGCCATCTTCTGTCATTTCCCAGAAATAGTCCGCCCGATCTTTCACTGCTTGTGGTAAATCTTGTTTGGGAGGCTTGGGCTTCCCGTCTTCTACCGACCAGCCGTATACTTCATTAACTTTTTTCTTTAAATCTTCCATCATCTTCACTAACTCCAACTTGTTTCTAAAAATCCAGCTCTTGCCCCTCATGGCTCAAAGACACAAGAGCTAGCAAATTCTTTATACGCCATTCGTCCAAGTCTGACGCATATTCTAGCTCGCTTTTAACGTGATTCGCGGCACGTTGATTTTGTGGCTAAGTAATAGCAGTCTATCCCTCCGTAATTAAAACGTACATTGTCTTTTCCAATGTGCTTCTTGAATTTTGGTCTTGTGATACCTGAGAAAGCCCATTGATGGTCTTTCATCCGTTCGATAAGTTCATCCACATTGTTAAAACTTCCAAGAAAAAACTTGCAGTGCCCGTTGTAGACGAAGTAAAGATTCAATAACAAGAGATACCACCTTTCTAAAAGTACTCTTTCCTTTTATTTTTCAAGTCATTAAATACCATCAGATGATCATTGTCTACACCTTTCATCAATCGACTCATAAACGGCCGACCGTAGCGTTTCTGAATTTCTTGTGCCGTCAGATTAGTAGTGATAACCGTATTGGCCCTTTTGTTGAGAATGTTGTAAAGGATACTGAAGGACCACTCACTGTCCTTCTCCATACCAAGATCATCCAAGACCAAAAACTTTGCACTGGCGATTTTATTGACCAGGAACTCTTCCTGACTAAAGTCCGCCTTGATTTTCATTAACAAGTCCGTGACATTGATAAAGATAGCAATTTCTTTTGTGATTGCTGATAGTTCCTTCATAATCGCAAATGCAAGATGACTCTTACCTGTTCCAGCTTCACCTTGAAAAACAACGTTGTTTCTAGCCCCCTCAGACCACTCCTGGCAAATCCTATTTGCAAAAGCTAGCTTTTCCGCTTCTTTTTCAGTCGGTGTGTCAAAGTTATCGAGAGTAGCATTTTTCAGGACGTCATCATAGAGAGAAAATTTCTCAAGATAAAACTTCCGCTCTCTCTCATGCTCCGCATCAGCCAGCTCATCAACCTTTAATTGATTCTCTGCATGGATACGTTCTGATTCACATAAGCGACAGAGTACATCATTTGTCCGGAGGATTTTGATAAGAGGAATCCCGTGCTTGTCGCAAATTTGATCCTGCTGTTCAGTATTCCTGAGATAAGATAAAGCTGTTTCTTCCAGTGCATTAGTTACCATGATACCTTACCTCCACAAGCCTGCCAGCTAGCCATATCTGACAAGCAGGCTATGACAGTAGAGAGAGGTTGTTTTACAAGCAGTGACCTTTTTTCATCGCTGATAGGATAAAACTCCTCTTCAAATTGATTGATAACTTCTAAAATCCCCATTCGTCCTTAGCCCCCTGTTCTGATTGATTCCCACGAGAAGTAGTAAATCCCTTTGACTTGTTAAAGTTTGATTGTTCTGCTTCTTGTTGTACAGTAGTCTTGATGCCATTTTGCGCCCAATTCTTCAGAATACCATTTATATATCCAAAACTTCGCTTTGTATTCTCAGCAGTTGAATTATCTGCAGCCTTATCAATCGCAAGTTTTACCAATTCATACTCCATGTGATCAAATCTAATGTAGTCAAGTAGTTGTTCAAATTGTTTCCCATCAAGCACCCCGATACGAGATTGATAATATTCAGCAATAGCAGCAGGAGAATTGTCCTTTGCGGAATCTATCTCTTTTATATCTCTATTCTCTATTTCTATCTCTTTCTCTGGTGCCTGTTCGTCCGACATTTGTCCGGACAAATGTCCCAAAAATTTTTGGTCTTTTTCTAAAGCGATTTTTCGTCTATATTCACGCTTTCTATCAGCTTCAGTATTTGATGAACCAATAAAATTTTGGATATCAAGCATGTAGATGGCACCGTTATCTAACACCTCAATCAATCCCATCTCCTTAAATATCCCTACTGCCTTTTCTACAACTGCAACGGGTTGTCTAGTAACCGTAGATAACATCTGCGCATTATAAGGTATGCGGTCATTAAACATTAGTTTCCCATTGTTTTTAAGGCTCCTGAGATAAAGCTTTAATAGAATATTTGAATAAAGTATCCCGTCAGGCATGCTTTCAAGGATTGCTACATCGTCATTATCAAAAAAATTGTCTCGCAATTTTAAGTAATAATATTTTTTATTATCAGACATAGTCTCCTCCAATCTGCATTATGCCCTAGCCCCCCATTTCCGATTATTTCTCCGAAAATCCATAGTCATTTCCTGATAAAGCAAACGCCCATTTTCTTCCAAGAGATTCGCATTTTGACTTCTTAGAACATCATTGTTTCTTGCTTCTTCCTGATAGTCGCTAGCCAGCTTGTTATAGTCTTCTATGCATGCTCTAAAAACTTGTGGTACGTCCTCGATCGATGAAGCGAGTCCTGTAGGTGGCTGAGTGTCATAGGTGAATCTCCTGTCGCTATTTTTCAAGTTTCTTCGGGCAACTTCTCCGAAATCTTCTGTTTTTTCAAGGATGACTACTACATTTTGTTCATCCGATTTTTCATTTTTATCAGTCAGTAGCAACAGGATGAATACCACGATAAAGATTGCCACTAAGCCAAGCAATTGGCTTGATAAGGTTGGTTCTGTCATTTTGTTCTCCTTACGCTCTTAATTTTCGTACTTGTTTTTCTAACTCTAAAATCTCATAAACATCATTGACATCGTACATAATATCTTTCCCTTGCTTACGAAATCTTAATCCTTTACGTTCTAACTTCTTAATATAGGCATGAGTAAAGCCGAACTTCTTCATCAAAGCCTGTTGATTGATTGGCATGCGATCATTCTCTAACTGCTCCTTGACCTGCTTTTCAGCAAAGGCCAATAATTGATTCGTGAACAATTCAGCACTTTCGCCGT